AGAAGTATCATTCAGAACTGCTAAACTTTTTAAACAAAAAGACAAAAAAGCCTCAATGGCTAATAGACTTTGAAAATTACTATAAATTAAAACCTTACAAAAATAATTAACAACCCGATTTGAGATGAGATTGAGTGCGCATAAATCTTTTTTTAAATCTCTAATTTCAAATCAAAAAATGAACGAGTATCAAGAATTTTTAAAGAACAAAATCAAAATTGCTCCTAAACAAGGGTTTGAGTGCTCACTCGATGAGATTAACCCTCGTATGAAGCCCCACAACAGATTAATGGTAAAATGGATGGTCGAAGGCGGTAGGCGTGCTTGTTTTGCCTCTTTTGGGCTTCATAAGACCGTTACCCAGCTGGAAGCGGTTAGGGTAGTCCTTCAAAAGTTAGGAGGGGGCAAAGGGCTAATAGTATGCCCGCTATCCGTACGACAAGAGTTTGTCGAGGACTCTAAGAACATTCTCGGCTGGGAGGTAGCCCCTAAATTTATACGCCGTATTGAGGAAACGGACGATAAAGACGGTATCTACCTAACCAATTATGAAAGTATCAGAGACGGCAAATTAGACCCTCGACACTTTCAAGTGGCAAGCCTTGATGAGGCGAGTATCCTCAGAGGATTAGGAGGCTCTAAAACATTCCGTGAGTTTATGAGGTTATTTACAGGTGATGCCGGGCCAATGCAACAGCGCAGAGTAGCGGACAACATCAAATACCGATTTGTAGCCACAGCCACTCCCTCCCCTAATGATTATATAGAGTTATTAGCGTATGCCGACTTCTTAGGGGTAATGGACGTATCACAAGCTAAAACACGCTTCTTTAAACGTGATAGTACCAAAGCAGACAAACTCACTTTGCACGCTCATAAAGAAGAGGAGTTTTGGTTATGGGTGTCCTCTTGGGGGCTTTTCGTTACAAAGCCTTCTGATATTACCCAAAACGAAGCAGACGATATGGGCTACATACTCCCCGACTTAGATTTGCGTTGGCACGAAATACCTACTAACCACGAAAACGCAGGGGTAGAGAAAGACGGACAAGGAAAGTTGTTTAAGGATACAGCACTGGGGTTACAACAATCGGCACAAGAAAAAAGGGAGTCATTAGATGATCGCATTGCTAAAATGTTAGAACTCCGTGCTGAAGACCCTGAAGCACATCGTGTAATATGGCACGACTTAGAGAGCGAACGCAAGGCGATTGAAAAGGCTATCCCAACACTAAAATCAATATACGGTTCTCAGGACTTTGAAAAGCGTGAAGAGATTATAAAGCAATTCTCTTATGACGAGTTGCAAGAGTTGGGAGCAAAGCCCGTAATAGCAGGCTCAGGGTGTAACTTTCAGCGATATTGCAGTTGGGCAATATACTTAGGGATAGGCTATAAGTTTAACGACTTTATTCAATCTATACACCGCCTGCAACGTTTCCTACAGAAGAACGTAGTGCGTGTGGATTTAATCTATACAGAAGCTGAACGCAACGTGCGTAAAACCTTAGAAAACAAGTGGAAAAACCATAACAAACTCGTAAAGAATATGACTGAAATAATTAAAAAATACGGACTTTCTCATTCTGAAATGGCGCAAGTACTTACGCGCAAAATAGGCGTGGAGCGTATTGAGATAAAGAACAACTACTACCATATCGTAAACAACGACAATGTAGTAGAATTAAACCCTAACGAGAACCCTCACGCACTTAAAGACAACAGTGTAGGGCTTATCCTTACCTCAATACCTTTCAGCACTCAATATGAGTACTCGCCTAATTATGCTGATTTTGGACACTCTGAAAGCAATGAGGAGTTTTTTAAACAAATGGACTTCCTTACCCCTAATTTATATCGTGTGTTACAACCTGGCAGGATAGCGGCTATACACGTAAAAGACCGTATCGTGCCAATGGGGCTATCAGGAATGGGCGTGCAAACCGTCTACCCTTTTCACGTAGATTGCATACAGCACTACACCAAACACGGATTTGCCTATATGGGTATGAAAACCATCGTTACAGATGTAGTACGTGAAAATAATCAAACCTACCGATTAGGATGGAGCGAACAATGTAAAGACGGAACTAAAATGGGTGTAGGAATGCCCGAATATCTCTTACTATTCAGAAAGCCTGCTACAGACAGAACTAACGCCTACGCAGACGAGCCAGTTGTTAAGAGCAAAAGCGACTACACGCGCGCAAAATGGCAGATAGATGCACACGGATTTACACGCTCATCGGGTAACCGCTGTCTAATGCCCGAAGAATTGGCTAAACTACCTCACGATGTGATCTTCAAAGAGTACAAGCGTTTTTCATTGGAAACAATCTATAACCACGACTTCAATGTAAAAATAGCCGAAACATTAGACCTACACGGCAAACTACCTACATCATTTATGCTCTTACAGCCTCAGAGCTGGAGCGAAGAGGTCTGGACGGATGTAACCCGTATGCTCACCCTCAACGGCTCACAATGGAGCAAAGGAAAAGAGATGCATCTTTGCCCAATGCAGTTTGATATTGCCGACCGTGTGATTGAGCAGATGAGCAACAAGGGAGATGTAGTATTAGACCCCTTTGGAGGGCTAATGACAGTACCCTATCGTGCAATTCTGAAGGGGCGTTATGGAGTTGGTTTTGAACTCAATCCACAATACTTTTTAGATGGTGCAGCATATTGTGAAGCAGCTGCACAAAAGATAAGTATGCCAACGCTTTTTGACCTTATAGAAGAAGCAGAGGCAGAGCAAAAACAAGCAGTCTAATACATCATTCATTTGTCTCCCCTTGTTCAGAGAGTTTGTTAGGGGCGAGGGGAGTTTTTTAATACCTACACTATGGAAAGAGAAACATTTGTTTTTTACAAGGATTGGTTGAATGTTATTCGGGATTTGCCAAGTGAGGTTCAGTTGGAAGTTTATCAGGCTATTACGGAATATGCCATATATGGTAACTTGATTGAACTAAAACCACTTGCAAAAGTAGCATTCGGATTTGTAAAGCAAACTATTGATAGGGATACGCAAAAGTATATATCAATTAAAGAAAAGAGAAAAGAGGCAGGAGCGAAAGGAGGTAGACCGTTGAAAACCAATGAATTAGAAGAAAGCAAAGAAAAGCAAAAAAAGCAATTGGTTTTTGAAAAAAGCAAAAAAAGCAAAAGCCCCCTTAATGTAAATGTAAATGATAATGTAAATGTAAATGATTTTTCTCTTTTAGAAAAAGAGAAACAGAAAAGAGTGTGTGTCGATTTTGGCGAGGGCGAAAAAAAAGAACAGCCTTTAAACGCCGAAAAAGAAACCTCCCCCCAAGTTGCGCCCGCCCCCCCTCCTTTCAATTTCAGAAAGGCAATGCTAAATGAGGGGTTCGCCCCCGAACTTGTAGATGAGTGGTTAAAGATTCGCAAGGCAAAGAAAGCTATAAACAGCGAACTTGCCTTTAAAACATTCATTGAGCAAGTCCGGAAGACAGGACAGGACAAGAATACTATCCTTGAAAGGGTAGTACAGAAGCAATGGAGAGGCTTTGAGGCAAGTTGGTTACAAGCAGACCAAACACCTCAACAGACCGCTAACAATCAAATCATCTTAGACGAAAATGGAAAAATCATTACAAACGGACAACAGCAGCAATCTACAAGTGATAAACAGCAGTATTATGCCGGTCGCCAAACAGCCGATAACATTAGAAACAATATGCAAGGCTGGGGAGCTCACACCTTTGGCAATAGCTAAGAAAGGGCACGAATACCCACGACTTAGAGACCTTAACCGTGAAGTAATAGCCCCAACATTCGGAATGGTATTCACTCGCATTGCTACTCTTGTAGGACTTAAGGGAGAAATCGACCCTTTGCAAAAGCAGGAAATATGGAATGCTGTTTTTAGCCGTTTTTCAGGACTATCTTTTCAAGAGATATACAAAGCCTTTCAGATGGATAGAAGTGGGGAATTTGGCAACGCGACAGAGCATTTTCAATTCTTTGACGTGTCTTACGTCTGTACGGTTTTAGGAAAATATCGCCAATGGCTACAAGACACTCAGCGAGCGCATAACATTAACATTTCACAATTACCCGAAAATCAAAATACAATGACAGAAGAGGAAAAAGAAAAAAACGTGCTTCGCTGGCTCAATGAGCATTTTGAGGAGTACAAGGAAACTAAGGAATTGCCTATGTTATCCGTGCCTATTTATGATACACTCTATCAGCGAGGTATATTACAACCTTATTTTGCTACACTTACAGAGAAGGACAAGCAACTAATGCGAGCGGAAACCGAGAAGCGACTTCGACAAGAGCAAAATAAGGCAAAAGATAAGCAGGAATATAGTGCTATTAGGGCATTGATAGAACATTTTCAAAATAGTACTAATGACCCTGACGGAAAAATAAGGAGGTTCAAAAAAGAAGATACTTTGAAATTCTTTTACAATCACCTCATTACACAAGGTAAGGAACTTTCGGAATTACTAACATCAAAATAAACCAAAAAACACTTAAAATGAACAAAAATAATAACAATAAATTTATAACAGAACTTCGAGCAAGAGGACTGCAAGTTACGCCTCAAGAATCACGAACCCTAATGAATATCGCAATTGCTGAACACGATAAAGCAGTAGTAATGCCCGTACTCAAGCGTGAGAAGATAGCCCACTATGCTATCCTTGCCCTATCGTATGCCGATAGCCTCAACGAACTAATGTACGGAATTGACGATACAAAATTCAGCAGAGAATTTAAACTCGCTTTTCGCAGGTTAAAACACTTTAGCGGCGAGGCGGTGAAACAATTCAAAAAAACAATGAAAGACGACAGAGTGCTAATTGATGCTTTTGAGTCGTACTCTAACGACCTCTCAGAAATGATATACCAGCACTTAGACGTGATTAACGAAAAGTATACAAACCAATGAAAAAACAATCATCACAAGAACGAGAAGCAGTAGAATTATTCGAGTACGCTGCACGTAACCTTATCAAGGAATTTTGCCACAAGCAAGACCTACAATTTGAATTTGACAATTACGATGTAGGTATAGGCATTATATGTCTATCGGACTACTTTTTCAATATCGAGGATATATACTTCGATATGAAGCATAACAAGCCCAAAGACAAAATACTGCAATGGTACGACTACCGACTAATGCACAACTCTAACATCAATTACCGCTCCTACTGTATGGGTATGAGAGATGAATTAAAAAAGCAAAACAAATGAACACTTTACATTTAACCTTAAAGAAAAAGTGGTTTGATATGATACTCTCAGGGGAGAAAACAGAAGAGTACCGCGACATCAAGCCGTATTACAACCTTCGTCTTATTGGAAAAGAGTACGATACTGTTGTATTTCGCAATGGTTATGCTCGTGATGCTCCAAGCCTCACCATAGAATTAAAAGCAATACGCTTTGGAACGGGCAACCCCGAATGGGGTGCAGAAGCCAATAAGAAGTATTTCGTGCTATACTTAGGAAAGATTATTAACACTAAAAATATCGACAAATGAAAACAATCCAAGAACTCGTCCCACTCATTCATCAGTGGGCAAAAGAAAGAGAAATCTATGAGCAACTAACGCCTTTTGATGAACTCCTCAAAACACACGAGGAAGTTGGAGAGCTTATAAAAGCGTGTTATGACAACGACAAAACCGCTATTCAGGACGCTATAGGCGATGTAATGGTAACACTGATAAACTATTGTTACTTTATAGAATTGGATGCTATAGAGTATATTAAGCAAGCGGTTGATCTATCCGTAACAGGTTATTATACCATCTCATACGTAATGAACGCTCATAACGCTTTAGGTAGATTGATAAGCCTTTATATGTGGAATGAAGGCAGAGAAATATCTAAACCAAGCGGACTTAGAATATTTAGTATCCTACACTATCTCAACGGTATTGCTCATTTGGAAGGCACCACCCTCGAGGAGTGCCTAAACATCGCCTACAACGAAATTAAAAACAGAAAAGGTAAAATTATTAATGGTAAATTTATCAAAGATGAATAATAAATTGAATTACCCCAATTGGCTTGTACCTTTGGATATAGCCCAAGAACTTAAAGAAATAGGTTTTGATGAGCCTTGTACATTTGCTATTGATTACACACAATTAATTGAGCCCTTCCTTGTTCAGTACTGCAATAAAGGTTATAACGTAGTGTTTTGTGGTGAAATTAAAAATTTAACATACAAAACACTTGACAAGAATTTACTTGACAAGATTGCAATTATCCCCACTTGGACAGATGTCTTAGCGTGGTTTAGAAAAAAGAATCTTGTAGGACTTGTAACACATCGTTACAGAAGTAAAAATGATAACGGTTTTTCGTTTGAAATATTAGACGAGGATACGGATGTTTTTCTCTATAATACTTACGAACAAGCCCAAGAAGCACTTGTGTACAAACTAATTGAAATCTATAAAAGTGAACAAAATGAAAGTCTACATATCAGGAAAGATTAGCGGTACAAACCTCACCGAAACCCGCAAACGCTTTGCTGCAGCAGCCAAAGTAACAAAAAAATTAGGTTATGAACCAGTGAACCCTTTTGAAAATGGACTTACCGAGCACGACACTTGGGAAGCGCATATAGTCAAAGACATTGCCACACTGCTACAATGCAAGGCTATCTATATGCTACAAGACTGGCAAGAAAGCAAAGGCGCGCGTATCGAGCATTATATCGCTACCGAAATAGGAATACCTATAACGTATGAAATAGAAAAGTTATAAATATAACAAAATAATTTTCAAATAAAGACGGGCAAAACGCTCGTCTTTTTGCATTTTATAGGATGTGATAGTCAGGCGATTGCCGTTTTGCAACGTTAAAACGCAACGTTAATAGTAACGTTGCAAAATATTGATATACAAAAAGTTACAACAAAAAATATTAGGAATTATTTAAATCATTCCGTACCTTTGCACCGTTAAACTAAGAAATACAAAAAATGGAATTATCAATACCTACACAACAAGGAATTACTACAAAGAAAACAATTACAAGCCTTGAACTTGTAGAACAAATCAACCTTTTTAGAAAAGAAGAAGGTAAGGATGTAGAACTACAGCATAAGACTATGCTGGCTATTATTCGAGATGAATTTGAAGAGGAAATAGGTCAGCAAAAAATTTTGCCAACCTCATATAAAGACCAATGGAACAGAGAACAACCTATGTTTAGACTCACTATCGCACAAGGAAAGCAAGTCTTATTAAGAGAAAGCAAATTTGTACGTAGGCACGTAGTAGCTTGGTTAGAACGCTTTGAGGAAGCTAACAAGCCAATGACAGCAGGCGAAATATTAATGGCTCAAGCACAAGGAATGATAGCATTAGAGAAAGCACAACAACTACAAGCGCAACAAATAGCCTTGCAAAATGAACGCCTTACCAAAATAGAAGCTAAAATCACCACTAAAAATGAAGATTATTTTACCATTTCAGGGTATAGTAATATAATAGGCAAAAAAGTACCCTTACAAACAGCTATCGTGTTAGGAAGAAAGGCTGCTAAAATATGCGTACAAAGAGATATACCAATGGGTAATGAATACGATGCAAAATATGGATTTGTGAAAAGCTACCCTACTGAAGTATTAAGAGAAGTTTTTGAAACAAAATAACTCACTATGAAACACCAAGAAAGCACACTCCAAACAGCCTGTGTGCGTTGGTTCAGATACCAATACCCACACCTCATTATTTACGCCGTTCCTAATGGTGGCAGTCGCAACGTTCGTGAAGCACAACGTCTCAAATCAGAGGGAGTATTAGCAGGAGTAGCTGACTTGGTAGTTCTACTCCCTCAGGGCAAAAGTCTTTATATCGAAATGAAAGTAAAAGGCAATCGCCAAACTGATAACCAAAAAGAGTTTCAGAAGAAAGCCATTGAACTGGGACATACATACGTTGTATGCTACACCTTTGAGGAATTTCAAAAAGTGATAGAAGATTTCATTAGCATACACGATTATTTTGCCCCAAAGATTGAGGGCTTTAAAGGAAGAAGATAATGTATAACCCTTAATAAAAAATACTATGATATTAAAAGAAATACATCAATCTGTAGAAACCATAACTGGACAGCCATTAAGTAGCATTGAGAACAAAAAGCTATTTTGTGGATTAGCAAGGAAACACGACACAACCGTCCCTCAATGCCAAATAGCTGAATATCTACAAGTACCATTGTCTAATATATCCTATTATCTCAAACAACATACGATATTGAGTAAAAATGTAGGATATAATTACATCTTCAAAAAAATAGAAATCATGGATTTTAATATCAAACAAATCTTTTTCTCCATATTTGTAATCAAGTATTTCTATATCATCAGGTTTAAAATCAAATATTGATTTAAAATTATTTATTTTTATTTTTGCAGGCTCAAATGTTTCTCTATTGACTTGTTCTATCAATTTATCATAATGCCTATCATAGATGTGCATATTATGAATATTCCAAATTATTTCTGCTGGTTCAAGTCCACATTCAAGTGCTACTAATTTATGTAAAACTGAATATTGAAACACATTAGCAACTAAACCTAGGGCTACATCACAACTTCTTTGTCTAACTTCTAAGTATAATTTATTCCCAATTACTGACCACTGTGTTAAATGTACACAAGGTGTCAATGCCATTTCTGAAAGCTCATTAGGTATCCAAATTTCTGTCATAATTCTTCTGCTATTAGGATTATTTTTAAGTTCATTTATAACATAATGAAGTTGAGATTTTTGCCCAAAAGTTTCTTGAGCTATTTGATAACCATAAGCCTTACCAATAGTACCATCTTGCATTTTCCATTCGTCCCAAAATTTACAACCTAATTTATCTAAAACATCTACATTATTTGATTGTAATATCCATATCCAATATAGTTCTCTTATTGGTGCTTTACTTGGTGCAAATC